CGATTGCCTGAACGGCCTCGTGGATCTGGCGACCGTCATCCGCGAAAACACCGCGGCGAAAGGCGCCAAATGAGCGATCATTTAATCGCCGAAGCGAATCGTCACGCCATGGCATTGCCCACGACGCATCCAACGCACGCAGACATTGCGTGGTATGTCCGCGAAGTAGACCAACTCCGCGCCGAGGTTGAGTCTCTTCACCGCATCGCCAACGCAATCGAGAAGGCCGGTAAGGAACAGGGCGCCCGCGCCGCCCGCGCCGAGGCCGAGGTGAAGCGGTTGCGTGCAGGCGTCGAAGAGTGCTTGCGCACAAACGCACACCTCGCCGATGGCGAAGACTGCACGCTCATCGGCCTAAAACACTGTTTGCACGATCCCGCCGCCGCCCCTCGCCAATCAGCCCTTGACCCTACGGCGCGCCCCTCCGAATAGACTCGCCCATGACACCCAGCGATACGACCCGCGACCCCGAGGAACTCCGCGAACTGCGCACCGAGTTGGAGCAGATTATGACCGACGGCCTCGAAGTCTGGCAGCGCCAGGAGGAGGCGCGCGCCGTGCGCTTCAACCTCTGGGAGGGTCAATCGGCCGATGGCCGCAAGCACGCCGCCTCCCTCGGCGAAGACCCCTTGCCCTTTGAGGGCGCCTCCGATGCGCGTATCCCCGCCGTGGATTCCGTGATCGGCGACAAGGTGGCGCTCGCCAAGCAGGCGATTTTCCGCGCCCAGGTGCAGGCCACCCCCGTCGAGCCGGCCGATGCGCCCAAGGCCGCCAGCGTCACCGCGCTCCTGCGCTGGCTGCGCGACTGCGAAATGCGCGCCGAGCTCGAAACCGAGGTCGAGCTCTCCGCCCAGCACTTCTTTGGCGACGATCCCGCCCTCGCCGTCGTCGAGGTCAACTGGCGCCAGGACATCACGCTCATCCGCCGGCAACTCTCGTTCGACGAGCTCGCGCTCCTCTACGTCACGGGCGACTCGAATCCCGATAACGTCGCGCCCGACGATCCCCGGCTGGAGCCCGCCATGCTGGCCGATTTTCAGGATCTCGCGCTCAACCCGCTCCGCGACCGCGAATTTAACTCGTGGCTCACGCGCGCCTACCCCGGCGTCACGCCGGCCGCCGTGAAGACCGCCGTGCGCACCCTGCGCAAAGAGGGCACGGCCGAGCTGCCCGTGCCGGTGGTGCGCGAAAACCGCCCCGGCGTGCAGGTGCTCAAATACATGGAAGATATTTTCTTCCCCGTGGGCACGGCCGAGCTGCAGCGCGCGCGCTCGATCCACCGCCGCGAGTGGATTTCCGAGGTGGAGCTCCGCGAGCGCGTCGTCACCCAACGCTGGAGCAAAGCGTGGGTCGAAGACGTGCTTGAAAAAGGCCCCGGCCAGACCCTGGGCGATCAATACACGCGGGCCACCACGACCGAGATTTCGCTCTCCCGGCCCGGCGGCATCGTCAACGAAAACGACCACCTCTTTGAGATTTGGTGGAGTTACGAACGCCGGGCCGACGAGCTCGGCGTGCCTGGCATCTACCTCACGATCTGGAGCGTGGCCGTGCCCGACGAGTGCGCCAAGTGCGAGCTCCATGATGATCCCGACGGCGGCTATCCCTTCCACTGCCGGCCCCGCGAGCGGCTCGGCCGCCAGCTCACCGACAGCCGCGGCCTCACGCGCCCCCTGGCCACCCACCAACAGGAAATCAAGACCCAGCGCGATGCCCGCGCCAACTACACGCAGCTCGTGGCCTCGCCCCCGCGCAAGACGCTCATGCAGCGCGGCGCCTTCGAGCTGATCCTCGGGCCCAACGCCCAAATCCCCGTGCAGCGCATGGATGATTTTGAGCTGGTGCAGATGCCGCCCTTTATGAACGCCAGCGTGGAGATGGAAGCCACCACGCGCCGCGAGTTCGACGAATACGCCGGCCGCCAGACGCCCGAGCAAGACCCGAACCGCATCGCCTTGCTCCAACAGGCCGGCGTCGATGCGTTCTTCGGCCTCTGGCGCGAAGTCATGCGGTCGGTGCTCAAGCAGGCGCGCCGCTTTTACACCCCGGCGGAGCTCGCCCGCGTGACCGGGCCCGGTGGCGAATCCCTCGCGCTCAAACCCGAAGATATTTACGGCGAGTGGGACGTGATTATCGAAATCGACACGCGCGACCTGAACATGGAATTTGCCATGAAGAAGATGAAAGCCTTCGGCGATCTGCGCGCGCTCGATCCCGCCGGCATCCTCGACCTCGGTCCCCTCGTGGAGTGGGCGGCCTACTCGCTCGATCCCGTGCTCGGGCGGCGGGCGATCAAGCCGCAAACAAACGTCACGCAAAAGGAAATTTCCGACGAGAAAAACAACCTCGCGCAAATGGCCGTGGGCGTGGAACCGGAAATGCCGGAGCAGGGCATCAACGCGCAACTGCGCCTCCAGACGATGCAGCAGCACATCGGCCAAAGCCCGAAATTGGCGCAGCTCTACCAAGGCGACGAACTCTTCCGCTCGCTCGTGGAGAACCGCCAGAAATACCTCATGCAGCAAGTCGCGCAGGAGCAAAACAAGACCATCGGCCGCCTGGGCACCGCCCCGCTCCAAGGGCCCGGCGCCAACGCCGCCGCCTAACCCGCCTGTCCCATGAAACGCCCCACCGTCGTCTACTATCCCGCCCCGTCCGCCGCGCTCACGAGCGAAGATTTGCGCGGCACCTTTGCGACCCTGCACCGCAGCGACCCGCTCCCGCGGGCGCTCAATCAGATTTTGAGCGAGCGGCTGGCCGCGGCCACGATCGCCGTCACCGACCCGCGTTTGAGCGAGCGCGCGGCGGGGATCTGCGCCGGCCGCATTGCGGAAATCGCCAGCTTGCAAGCGGAGTTAGCCGGGTATCTGGCGCACAAATGACCCCGGCGGGATAGTTTAAGAACAGTAAACGATTTAAGAAATGGTTTGCCCCGGCTGAGTCAGTGGGCACGCTGGCCGCCATGAAAACCAAACCAAAAGCCCGCCGGATGTGGGCGAATTACTACAACAACGGAGCAGTGGCGTTTTTTTCAACGAAGAGAAGCGCCTGTCTATTCAAAGGCTTTAGTAAAGCCGCCACCGTCCCCGTCGCGGTGATCCCGCTGGGCAACGCGGATGAGCTGGTTGACGTCGCCGGCCACGCATTCTCGGCAGCTCACGATGGGCACCTGTGCAAGAGTGACATCGTGGCAATGCTTACCGCAATCGGCGTGCTGCCGAAGCGCAAAGGAGGCCGCAAATGAGCGCACCAATCACCGAGGCGCACCGTAAGCTCCGCGAGACGCTCGAAATCCGCTGGATGCGTGCGACTGAGTTGGAAATAGAGCAACTCGTCGCCGAGAGCGAGGCGGCTGCGGTGCAAACCGCAATGATCAGAGAATACGGTAACCTGTGCGCGACGAACGAATCGCTCGCTAAGGAGCGCGACCAACTCCGCGCCGAAATGGAGCGGTTGGGGCGAGCAACCACAAACGGACAAGTGAATTGGATGCAAGAGAGCGAACGTCAGCAAGCCCGCGCCGAACGCGCCGAGGCCGAACTCGCATCCGAGCGGGCGCGGCTGGATTGGCTGGGTCAACTGGATAACGAGAGTCGCAAGTGGTATCTCATCATGGATGCCGTAAACATCCGCGCCGCAATCGACGCAGCGATGAAGGAGTCCGCCAAATGAAAAACGAACTGCACTATCTGCGAGAGTCACTCGCGCAGCATCGCCGGTTCATCGAGGCCATGCGCAAACGCGCATCAGTTTACGGTTCCGATTTTAGCGGGTCTGTAGAGGTCGATTGCGAATCGTTTCTGCGTGATTTGCCTGCACTTAAAAACTCCACCCACACCGTGATAACTAAAGCATTTTTGAAACGTATCATGAAACGAGCATTGTTGAATATGCGAAAGGAGTCTGCAAAATGAGCGACCATCTAATTGCCGAGGCAAACCGACACGCAAAGGCCCTTACGGATGAGCGAAATAATCTAGTCGTGGAGCTGAATTTACTGCGTGAGTGGCAGCGAGAGGTAATACAAAACGCGAGAGCGCACCACGCGCAGCTTAAAGATGCCATCGCCCGCGCCGAACGCGCCGAGGCGTCTCTGCACGCCCTGCGCCTCGTCTGCGGCACGACGGACGCGGACAAGTTTACGTCGTGGGTTGACCGCGCCAATGATCGTGCCGAACGCGCCGAGGCCGAACTGCGCGAGATGGGAGCCGACAAACTACGCTGGGCGATGCTTGCCACGGATCGAGGGGACCAAGTGCAACACGCCGAGGCCGAACGCATCGCGCTCGTGAAGGCAAACACCGAGCTGGACAACGATTACCGACTCCTGCACGGTAGGCTGGTCACGTCGCAGGCCGAACTCGCCGCCGAGCGGGCGCGGCTGGATTGGCTGAAGAGCGACGCGGGAATGGATTTCCAGTGGCAGACCGTGAGGGTAATCACTCGCGCCGCCATCGACGCGGCCATTAAGGAGGGCAAATAATATGTATCTATCAAACCATAGCAAAAACCTCATATCAGCGGAGGAGAAAGTCGCTGAGTTGATTAAACAGCGCGACCAAGCGATCGCCCGTGCCGAGTCAGCCGAGCGCGAGGTGGAGCGATTGACGAAACAGGCGGTGTTCGACGGCGACCATATCCACACGCTCAACGCGGCGTTTGCCACCCGCGCCGAGGTAACGGACGCCATCGCCCGCGCCGAACGCGCC